TAGAAATTATGGAGAAAACTAATAAACTTATAGCAGAATTTATGGGGTATACTGAGAAGAATAAGAAAATAAAAGAAATTTATAATCAAGAGGCAGAGGTTAAATCTTTTTCTTACCACAACTCTTGGGATTGGCTAATGCCCGTAGTAGAGAAGATTGAATGTACTAAAACCGATGATGAAGATAACTCAGATAGTTTTTTTAATGTAATGATTGAGGTATTTGAATGCAACATAAATGGTCGAGATATATGTATATGCGAAAATGGTAACACTAAACTTGAAGCTACCTACCAAGCAGTAGTAGAATTTATTAAAAACCAAAACAACTAGAAACTATGCAAATAGATAAAATTAAAATAAACGCTTTATTGCACAACTTATATAATGAAATGAATAAAACTGAAAAAGAAAAGTTTAAGAATCATATTGTTTTATTATCAAAAGAATTACTAGGAAGAAAGAGTCTTTATATTAAACCAAAACAAAACAACTAGAAATTATGGGATACAGAAGCGAGGTACATATAGCAGTACCAAAAAAAGACGAGAAAAAGCTAGATGCTATCATGAATAAACACAATCTACTTAAGGGAGATTATCCTCCCTTTACTAAAGATGTTTACATTCAGAAGTGGAGAAGGCGTAACAACAATAATAAAATTATAGAAGAATCTACTGAATACATTATTTATCAGGGGAGTGATCTCAAGTGGTACGAGGAGTACAAGGATGTAGACGCAGTAAACTCTTTTATAATGGATGGAGAATCTTGTGATGATAATTTTGAAGAGGGTGGTAGAGTGATGGTATGTATAGGAGAAGATAACGCTATACATTCAGACATAGGAGATTACTATTATGTATTTACTGTTAATGTGGTTGTAGGATTACGATAAAATCTAACTAAATATAAATAAAAATGGAAAACAATACAATTGAATGGGGTTGGGAAAAAAGTCAACCATTAAATCTAAGAAGTAAAGAGCATCAAGCGTTCTTGATTGAGCAATACAATCGCAATAGACCTATTGAAAATCAGGTTAAAAACATGTCAGATTACCTCAAGGCTTTAGAGACTAACGAGGTTAAGCATCATGGTATGCGTAGTGTTACAATAACTGAACGCAGAGTATACCATAAGGTAGCTAAGATAACAATAGGCTTACCTGAAGACTTACCATTAGATAAAACTGATGATTGGCTATCTGATAATGAAGGTGAGTGGGAACAATCGTTAGACAACAAGTTTAATGATGCCGAACTTGATTATGGGAATGGGTTTAACAATCCGTCTTGTGATGGTATGAACGCACCCGAATCAGATAGAGAGACGAGGTATGATGTTAATGGAGAAAAATATGGAGGGCATTTGTAATTTAGAATCACTTTAACCAAACTTAAAAAAACTACAATTATGAAAACAGATAATGGATACAATGTCAAGCAAGTAAAAGAATATTACTTAAATATTGGAATAGAGCGATACTATGAAGAACCTTTTTTGTCTGAGTACAATAATTTGGATTGGATAGAACACGCAAACGAATCTGAATTGGAACTATAAACCTAACCAAAGATTTAAAATGTGAAATATGAATAGATTAATAAAGGATAGTGAATATATAAGAACTAACAATAAAGCATATAGCGATGCTTTAGATTTTGTTTCTGATCTTCTTAGCGTTGATCCTTGCGAAATGATAAAGAAAAATAGGCGAAGAGAATTGTCTACAGCTCGTCATGCATTAGCTTATTATCTGAGAAAACATACAGATTTAAGTTTTGAAGTTATAGGAGAATTAATGGGAGGCAGACACCACGCAACAATTATACATGGTTGCAAGTTTATAAATGAGTCTGCACCTTATAATTCTTATATAAAATTAATTAAAGATTCTATAGATAATTTGTTTATGCCTAAAACTAGAAATTTAAGGCAAGAAATTTTGCGTTGTTTAAAAATGCATACAACTGACAATGTTCGAACAGAAGCTATTATTAAAGTAATAAATATATATGTACGAAAAAGAAATTCTAAAGAATCTACTGATTAATTCGGGGATAGATAATAAGATAGACCATAGAGTAACTCCTAACAAACATCCTAACATGAAGATTTTAGAGAGAGCTTTAAAGAGTAACAATATAAATTATGTGTATTTTGTTTGGACGGATACCCTAGCAGTAACTCAAGTAGATTTTGGTGAACACACCTCGTTATCACACACACTTATGATGCCATCACAAGAGGGTATAAGCATTATAATGGTAGTAAACACTAACGAAGAGATGGAAGAAGTGATGGAGAATATGTGTGAAAGCCTAGATGCAATAATACCTGAGGAAATATCTTATAATATATTAGGTATTGTGTAAATAAAAATAACAAAAAGAATTAGTAAGTAAAAAATATTTACTATATTTACATCAGAAAATAAATTTAATTTAATCAAAACCAAAATGGAGAAATCAGAAACCATTGGCAAATTAACCCTTGCCTTATCAAAAGTGCAGTCTCAATTAAGACCTGCCAAAGAAAATTCAAAGAACCCTTTTTTCAAGTCAAGCTATGCTGATCTTGGTGCAGTATGGGATTCAGTTAGAAAGTTATTAGCTGAGAACGAACTTGCAATCATTCAAATGCCTACAGATGTAGGTGGGGTAACAACAATCTTATCACATTCAAGTGGTGAGTATCTATCATCCACTATGTACATTCCCTCTAAGGAAGATGCACATGGTGTTGGTTCAGCTATATCCTACGCTAGGAGATATGCTCTAGCATCATTCGTTGGTGTAGTTACGGGTGATGATGATGGTAATGGTGCAGTAAAAAGCACAACATCTAACAAGTCTGTAGCACCTAAGTCTAAGCCTAAGCTAAATGATTCTCAGTACAAAGGAATGATGAAAGCTATAGAGGAAGGTAAAGGTAGTGTTGTTGAGCAAAAGATGGGTGGGTATACCTTATCTAAGACTCAATCAGATAACCTATCAAAAGTTCTTAAGATGTCTAAAACTTTATTATAGTGAGTTTAGATAGTTTTATACAAAAATTAGAGGATGACTCTTTTTACTATTCTGACTACGAGTTTGTAACGAACTCGCAGTTAGGGTTAGTAAAGAAAGATGTTAGAACCTACAAGTTAATGAGGGATAACCCTCACCTAAGAACAGAGACTTTTCCTATGATATTTGGAAGAGCATACCATGTGGCTATGCTAGAGCCTAACGAGTTTAACGACAAGGTTAAGGTGTTTGATTCATCTACAAGGACTACTAAAGGTTATAAGGAGTTTAAACAAGAAAACTCTGAAGCACCCACTATAATCCTAACTAAAGAGTACGATAAAATTATGAGAATGCAAGATGTTTTGTTCTCTCATAACGAGGTAAAAGACTTACTTCAATCAGAAGGGGAGAGAGAAATAGCAAACGCTTGGCAAGATGATGATACAGATGTGTTCTGTAAAGGTAAGGCTGACTATAGAAATGGTAAGACTTTGATAGATCTTAAGACTACTGGAGATGGTAGTATGTGGGGTTTCTCTAACTCTTGCAAGAAGTACGGATACGACAGACAAGCATCATTCTATATGGATGGGTTTGGTTGTGATAAGTTTGTATTTATAACTCAAGAAAAAGAAGCACCATATAATGTGTCTATATTTTATGCTGGTCAAGAGTTTATAGATAGAGGTAGGGATGAATATAAATACCTCTTGGATGTGTACAGAAGATTCTTCATAGACAATGAAGAGTCTGTAGATGAACATTTAATAATGGAAACACTATGACATTAAAAGAAATATTAATAGAAAAAGAAATGAGTGTCCTATGGCTCTCAGAAAGAATAGGGTTAAGCAGACCTACCCTATACAAATACCTAGATAATCCAGACGAGTTTAAAGTTAAGCACGTTAAGAAAATTGCAAAGTATTTGGATATAACAGAAAGGGATGCGTTAGTTAATTATTTTATCAAAAATCAAGACTATGAGTAAAAAAACAGACAGAATTTACGTTGGAAGTGGCGTAGAAAAATTTGACGGAGACTTAGTAGAGATCTCTGTAAACCTAACTAAGTTAGGTAAAGATGCTTCAAGCTTTATGTTTGAGTATAACAACGAGAAGTTTATTAAGTTAAAGGTCTCCAAGAATCGTGATGGAGCCAATGAGTATGGTAAAACTCACTTTGTTGAGGTGAACACCTACCAACCAGAAGCTAAAAAAGTTGTAGCTCAAGCAGAGGATGACTTACCATTTTAACATGGGGGGGGGAGTAATCCCCTCCTTTTTTTTAATCTTAACCAAAAACCAACATGAAGTACAGAGTTTCAGATACAGATATAATAAACATAGATAGGGTAGACTTTGTAGAGGTAGATGGGAGCGTTATAAATTTTCATATAGGCTCAAACATTCATCAGTCCTTGTACAATAATGAGATGGAGTCTCAATGTGTTTTAAATAATATCATTAGTCACTTCAAAGTTCATGATCTTAGATTTAGTGGCAACGAGTCAGAAATACCCTCAGATAGAAAAGAGGCTGGGTTTAATATGTTTTGGAATCTTTACGATAAAAGAGTAGACAAGCCTCATACTAGGACAACCTTTATGAACTTAACCATAAAAGAAATGGGTTTAGCTGTTAAAGGCGTCAAGGCTTATGTCGAGTCAACTCCAGATAAGAAGTATAGGAAAAACCCTAGAACTTGGTTAAACGCAAAGTCTTGGGAAAATGATTTAGATAAACAAAACAAGAAGGTTAACCGATATACCAAACCAAAATACATAACCGATGAAAGATAATACAGACATGGAGATTGCGTTGCTTGGTAGGATAATGAGTTACCCTAAGGAGTATTACGACAGTCATAGCTTGATAGCTAGAGAAATATTTAAAGATCCTTTAAATAAAAAAATATACACAGTAGTTTCAGATAGACTAGATAAAGGAGAGAAGGTAGACTTAGTGATCGTATCTTCTCTAATAAAAGACCCATTATCAGACTATAGAATTGCTGAGTGTTATGCTAAAGATTTTAGTCACTACAACACAGAACACATGGTCTTGTTTCTATCTCAAGAAGAGAAGAAGATAAGGCTTAAGAAGGTTGTAGAGTTAACCAACAATAAGATTAATCGTGGCGATGATTTGTTTGAAATTTTAGAATTTGTAGAGACAGAGATTAAGCCTATATCTGAGGTTAGGGGTAGTGATATTCCTGATATTAAGAAACAACTAAAGGTACTACATGATGACATACAAAAGAGAATGTCTTCTGATCAGATGATTGGTGTGCCTACAGGTTTTCAATCAGTAGATAAGTTTACAGGTGGGTGGCAAGAGACTGACTTTATTGTTATAGGTGGAGCATCCTCAATGGGTAAGACATCTTTAGGTTTAGCTTTCTGTTATAATTGTGCTAAGGCTGATATTCCTGCTGCGATATTCTCCTACGAGATGGGAGATACTCAGCTACTACAAAGGTTAGTTTCTTTGGAAAGTATGGTTAACAATAGATACATCATGAAAGGTACGCTTGAGGACGAAGAGTTAAGAAGAGTTGATAGGGCTATAGGTAAACTAGAAAACACTATGTTATTTGTAGATGAGTGCAAGGATTCTTCTCTCAGGTACTTACTAAATAAGATACGTCAGTACGTTATAACTAAAGATGTTAAGTTTGTACTCGTGGACTACCTTCAATTAGTCAAGGGTAGTGGTCACTCTAGAGAACAAGAGGTAGCCTTAGTTGCTCGTGAACTTAAGAATATAGCTAAAGAGTTAAATATAACAATCGTTGCTCTATCTCAATTAAGTAGAGGTGTGGATAGAAGAGAAGGATCAAGACCTACGCTGTCAGATCTAAGAGAGAGTGGTGAGATTGAGCAGGCTTCAGACATTGTTATGCTAGTATACCGACCAGAATACTATGGTATTATGCAGGATGACAGTGGTAATCCTACAGAAGGTTTGGTAGATTTAATCTTTGCTAAGGGTAGAAACATAGGTACGGGTACGTTACCTTTAAGGTTTGAAAAAGAATACACTAAGTTTAGTGACCCTCAAGATTTTGAGGTTAAGTTTATATCATCACAACCTAATCAATCATTTTAAGATATGATCTCAGAAATATTATTAACGCTAAGTGGTTTGTATTTTTTATTTTTATTTGCAAGACAAATAATTTATGAAATTTTAAAGTAAAAAATGAAGAAAAAAATATATCAAGCAAAAATATCTTACAAGTGGAGAGTGGTTAGGTACGTGAAGGGAGTGAGAAAGCCAGCAAAAACTTGGAAAGAATCTAAAGTAGATACTTGTGTGACAGATATTGAGCCTAAAGCCTTAGAGTCTAACGATTATTTTATTAAAGGCTTAGAAATAAAACATAAATCTACTCAAGATATAGAGTTTAAAGTTATAGGTATATTAGATTATCAGTACCTATGTATGTCTAACGATATTTATTAAAAAAAATATGGCTAAATTTAAATGTAAAAAATGTAAATCAACATTAACTTTAACTTCCCACACAATTAAGTTTGTAAAAGACAAAGTTGTGTCACCTGAAGCCACGTGTTGTGATGACTACATGGAAGAGATTAAAGAGGAAGGTAGAGGACTTGGTAGTATAATCAAAAGACCAGGAGGTCGAATAAGAGGTAAATTTTAAACTAAACTAAATTAAAATGACAGCAGCAATAATAGTAGTAACAGTTATGTCCGTAGTAAGTTTATGCATAACTATAGAAATGATTAAGTATAACACACAACTAAAAAAATATGAAAGGCTTAATAACAAAAACACTCCAATTATCAATCAAGAAAAATATAACCTTAAAGGTAGTGAAGAGGTACTTAAAAATAAAGTACAAAATAAGCGTAAGCCTAGTAGCCCTAAAAAAAAGAATGTTAAACCTAAATTAAATAAAAAACATGCAAGACAAGATAAGAAAAAAGTGTGACGAAATTAGAGATCTTCTGATTGAGAAAAACATAGCTTATGGTAACTCCGTATTCGATAAAGGATTGTTGTTCGAGGTAGATCCTATGTATGCTATACAAGCAAGGATAAACGATAAACTTAATAGGATTAAAAGCAAAGAAACATACATGAGTGAGAATGATCTTACGGATGTTACTGGGTATTTAATACTACTTCAAGTGTATAAAGAGCATAAGGATGAGCGACAAGTTGATATAATATCTCAAATACATAAAGATTTTGGTATAGATCAAAAGACTTGTAAAGATGAGGAAGGAGCCTAAGTTTGAGAAAGAATCTGATAGAGTAAGAGAAGAAGATACTTTAAAAATTTTATTAGATGGTAAAGACTTGAACTTCATTCAGTTAGATAGGTACGCTCCCGTTGATGCTGAAGTAATAGATAATAAAACAATGAAAGTTGTATCTTTGTGTGAGATAAAGACAATGAGTCTTAATATGTCTAACATAGAAAGAGTTAGAACGTCTGTAAGAAAAATACAGCATTGCCAAAAAGAAGCGTTACATAGAGACTTACCTTTATGTATAGCGTGGAGATTTCTCGATGGAATTGGTTATATTTGGCTAAGAAAAATAACAAAAGCCACAGTTGAGTGGGGTGGCATGAAGAACCCACGACCAGGAAGTATATGGGATAGGGAACTCCTATTTTACATAGACTTAAATTTATTAACTATAATTAAATTTTAGAGATGAACAAGAAAGAAGAATTACAAGAAGAAGAAAAAAGGTACAAGTACGCAAAACTTGATTGCGAAATGAGAGCAAAAGCAATGGAGATAGCCATGTCTTTACCTACTAGCAAGGATGCTAAATCCTTATTGAATAATACACTAGAGGTAGCTAAATACATATTTGGAATACCTGTACCTACTGAGGAAAAGAAATAATTTGTATCTTGCCAATATAATATAAAACAATATGGCAAGGAATAAATTAGCAGGAACAAAAGTAGGTAATAGTGACAGTGCTAAATACTACCAAAACAATCCTGAAGCTAAAAAAAAGAAAGACAGATACAACGCTAAGTATGGTGCCACTATGGGCAGAAAACTTTACAGAGCATTTCTTAACGCTATGAATAAAAAGAAAGGTAAGAAAGGTGATGGTAAAGATGTTTCTCACACTAAAGATGGTGGCACCGTATTAGAATCACAGTCTAATAATAGAGCTAGGAATAGAGGTAGAAAGTGAAGTTCAAAAGAAGAAAAGGTAGGCAGATAACTAGAGCTAAGAAGCATACTGTAGATGGTATTACATTCGCTTCAGGGCTAGAGCTTTATTGCTACAGAGCTTTACTTAAAGCAAAGATCCCTAATAAATACGAAGGAAGAACATTTGAGCTTGTAGAGAAATTCAAGTTTGATGGTCTCCTTATGGATAAAGGTAAGACAAAGGGTAAAACTGTTTATAAAGAGAAGACGGGTAAGATTAGAAATATATCCTACACGCCTGACTTTATAAACTTAGAGAAAGGTTTTATAATAGAAACTAAAGGCTTAAGAACTGCTGAGTTTAAAATGAGGTTTAAGTTGTTTTTAAAGTATCTGCATGATACAGATCAACACTTAGACGTATACGTCCCATCAAATCAAAAAGAAGTTGACGCAACTATAAATCTTATTTTAAGCAGGGGTTCTTTTAGTTAACGAGAGTAAGCTGCGTGAGTGCTGCAAGATGTGTTCGTAAGGGGGCACAAAGACTTGGTCGTCAGCGGTCCCCTTATTACTCCCAAACAATATATACGCATACAGGTCCAGCAAATAGTTGGACTTCGTTGTATGGAATATCTTCTGTTGAGTTAAATGTTCTAACTCCAAACACAAATCCTTGTATTAATTGTATTCCTAATTCCATGCTTTACTTTAAATAAAAAAAGGAGGGAACCACCCCTCCCTTCAATTAACCAAAAACCAAAAACTTATGAAAGTTTGAAGTACAGTAAATATAGTTATTAATTTTCTAATATAAATTGTTTTTTTTATTTATCTCCTATCCTAAGTGTTTCACTACCCTCTCCATTTAGTACAGTGTATATAACCTTCTCTATAACCTGTTCAGGTACGCTAGCCTTCTTAAGCATGTCAATACAATTATCTTTAGTACCACTTATATTGACCCCAAGTCTTCTGGCTGTTTGCACAGCACTAACAAGACTATTAAAGTATTGAGACATTTTATTATCAAACATCTCGTGACTAGGGTCGAGGGTGTAAGTAAGGGTCATGTCATTCTGTCTAAGGTCAAACTCTAAAGACTCAGAACGATCTCTCATATTCTTTACTAGATCTCTAGACTTAAAGAATAAAGCATCGTTAACGTCTAACGTTGTAGTTCTCAAACCAATCATAGCTCTTACCTCATTTAAGGTAGTACGACCACTATCCTCCTTTAAAGATTCCTCTATTTTACTTATAGATTTAAGCACTCCAGGTCCAAGCTTTCCAACTCCATACTTAAATATATCGTATATATTCCACCCAAGATTCTCAGTTGCGTTATAAACTTTATTTCCTTTATTATCTATAACATCCCTTACAACTCCAAGTGCCATATCCTCACTAAGGAAAGAACCGTAGAACTTGTAGAGTATTCTAGATAATGTAGAGTCATAGTCTGGGGTATTCATGTCTGTAAATGCTATCCTTAATAGGTCTTTAACAAACCCACCACCAGATAATCTAGATACATTCATGTACTTAACAAATGCGTGACCATTATTCTCCTCTGTAAACCCATCTATACCTCTCTCAAAGTAGCCTTTATTGATTGGAGCTACCTTAGAATCTTTATTCCATGGAGCGTCTAGGTGTCTTAGACCAAAAACTTCTTTATCAAACTCTTCTTCGTCATCACCAAACGCACCAAAAAACATAGATATAGCTGTTGATGCTAAACTTTCAGCAAACTTAAGCGTTAGTAATGAAGCTGCTAACCTCTTAGCCCCCATCTTTTTGATCTTAGAGTTTTCATCACCAATTTCCTCAAGAGATAGTTTTATAGCATTCTTAGTACATCTTATAGATTCTGCAGTAAACGATACGAATGTACCCACAAATGGATTTCTACCAATAGCTCTAACAATAGATGGTACTCTATCGTAGTTAGGATATAAATTAGCAGTATTTCTTACGGCTCTATCTTTAGATTCTTTCTCACTAAGACCAGCCTCCATGTATCTAGCCTTCTCAGATAAATATCCAAATATCTTAAATAAATCATCCTCAGCTTGGTATGCTTTAGTTGCTGCCTTGTCAGCTTTACCTGTTGCAGCAATAAGGAGTTTAGCAGACTTACCAGCCATTCTATCCCCAAGTTTATCCATTATTTTATTCATATCTACACCCATAGATATATCCTCACCTATCTGAGTAACCTCAGCAAGTGAAGCTGAAGAATTAACAATACCTAATGATATTAACTCTTCGTAAAACGCTTGTCTTTCTGGTCCACTTAAATTAGTTATCTGACCTGCAGCAGTCCTAAACGCCTCTAAGAATTTAGCTGGACTTGTGTGACCATTTAGTAAAGAGAAGTAAGAGTTACCAAATAGGTTTACTGCGTGTGTTGCTGGGTTATAAACTGTAGCAGATTTCTTGGTACCATACACAAAAGACATCCACATTTTAGTCGCCATACCCATC